TAAACGATTTGGTTTAGGTAAAAGCCTTGCTGAGTTCAACGTAGATAAATTCCAACTTTTTGCAATCGCTAAATATTGTGATGAATTAGTGCCTGACGGTTACGGTGGTACAGAGCCACGAATGACCTGTAACGCTTGGATTACCGAGCAAAAACAAGCCTACGAGTTAATTCAGAGCTTATCTAGTGTATTCCGTGCTATGCCGATTTGGACTGGTCAAGCATTAACAGCCGTACAAGACCGTGTTTCCGATCCTGTATGGAAATACACTAATGCAAACGTGGTAGAGGGATTATTCACTTATTCCAGTTCTGCTCGTAAAGCAAGACACAATACAATACAGGTTGAATGGGTAAATCCTGATGACTTCTACAATTCAGCGATTGAGCAAGTCGTTGATGATGAGAGTGTTAGAAAATACGGTCAAAACATCTCAAAAGTTACGGCATTTGGTTGCACCTCACGAGGTCAAGCATACCGTACAGGTCGTTGGATTTTAGAGACCGAAAGACTTGAAACAGAAACAGTCAGCTTCACGGTCGGAGCAGAGGGCTTAATGCACTTACCATACGACATCATTGAAGTTGCGGATAACCAATATGCAGGGATTAATGTAGGCGGTCGAGTATTATCAGCAATCGCAAATAAAGTTGAGTTAGATAGAGCGATTGAATTCGATAATAAAACCTATTTGAGCTATATCACCTCAACTGGTGCAATTAAACGTAGCAAAGTATTAGGTTTTGATAAAAATACAAATACAGCAACCTTAGATCAAGCAGTTGGCGATATTCAAGAATTGGCAATTTGGTCGCTTGAAACAGCTAAAGTTGTTACAGGGTTATATCGTTGTATCTCAATTAAAGAAAATGCTGACAACCAAACATTCGATATTGTAGCGTTGCAACACGTGCCTGAAAAAGAGGATATTGTTATCAATGGCACTCACTTTGACCCTAAACCTCGTACTGTGCATACAACAATTGACGGTATTACTGTTGATTATGACGGTCGTAAAACGCTTATTCGTGGTGATATTACACAGGGCATTGACAACACTGGTACTGATGAAATTACTTACGATGTGCGTATTCTCAAAAACGGTGCAGTTGTATCAAATAAACTTGGTTTGAAGTCGCCTACATATTCAGTTGAAGATTTGGAAAATGGTGATTACACGGTAATTATCACCGCTAAAGATAGTCGAGGTCGGATCTTATCTACACGAGAATACAGTTTTACTATCGACAGACCGCCTGTGGTAGCCAATGCTAGTGCGACAGGTGGTTTAGGTTGTATCTATTTAACGTGGGATTATGTAAATGAAGTAACAGATACCGAGATTTGGGCGAGTAAAACAAATGATATTCACAGTGCAAAACTTGTTACTAAATTAAACGGTTTAATGTACACGTTTGAATGTGAGGGTAACGAAACGTGGTATTTTTGGTTGCGACACGTTCGAGGTGTGAATATAGGTTCGTTCGGTTCAGCAAGTGGTTTACAAGCAACTTCTGGTGCAGATTTAGATAAAACACTTGATGAATTAAATAAGAATTTACAAGAAAACATTGTAGATAAAATAATTGATGTGGCTTTACCTGCACGAAATCTTGACTTAATTGAAACTGTTGCAAATTTAGATGTTAATGTATATCAAGGTCATAAGCAGGTTTATAACACAAAAGATAACAAACTCTATACTTGGAATGGAGCAAAATATCTTAGCCAATTAACAGGTAAGATAACCGCAGATCAAATTGAAGCAAATGCGATCGAGGCAGGTGCTATTAAAGCAGGTGCAATTAAAGCCGAACATATTGCAACAACTCAAATAACTGGCGAGAAATTAGCCTTGGGGCTTGGCGGTAATTTACTTAAAAACCCTTTATTTTCTAATAATTCACAGGGTTGGCATGGCTTTGTTAATTTTAATCCTGAAATTGTGCCGTATTGGACGGCAGGTAGTATTGGTGTTGCGAGCCTACATCACAAATACAATACGGGCGTTAATGGACACCCACAAGATCCTAAATATAAAAATGAAGAATTTAACATTGCCAACTGGGTTGTGAATGGATTTCAGCAGTTAGCCAATGATAGTAAAAGTAATCGCCACTGGATTGATAATGCCAGAGTTCTAGTGAATGTTATACCTGATAAAACCTACATATTTTCAGCTTATGTAGGCTGTTTTCGCTGTGGTGGTTACTTGTTAGCGGAAGAATATTCTTCTGACGGTAAAGATTATATTCGTTGGATTAATAATAGTTATTTGTTTGGAGATCAAAGCAATTTATACCTTAATCAAGGTGAACAAATAAACAATGCCACAACAACACCTTTTATAAATGGATTAGATACGAATAACGCCCACAGAGCGTTTGTTAAATTTACTGCTCCTAAATCGGGAGTGGTATGTTTAATCTTCCGTATTGCACGATTTGGTTATGGTGGTGCATATCAAGATTGCTATATGGCTCGTGCTATGCTCGAAGAAGTTAATCCTGAACAAAACGTACCTAGTGCGTGGCGAGAAACTTCCATAACCTCGATTGACGGTGGATCTATTGTTGCAAACTCAATCACTACTAGACAGCTTAGTGCAGACAGTGTAACATCAAATAATATTGTAACAGGAGCAATTACAGCGAAACATATTGCCGTAGGCAGTATTGGGGCAGATAAGATTGCTACACGTTCATTGACTTCTGACAAGCTAAACGTAAATGAACTTTCTGCTATCAGTTCTAATATAGGTACAATTAACGCAGGCTCAATCACAGGTACAAATATTAGCGGTAACACTATCAGTGGTAATAATATCAATGGTAATAATATTTCGGGTGGTACAATTAGCGGTACAACTATTCGAGGTGTAATAATCGAAGCTAGTACGATCAGAGGTACGAATATTGAGGGTGTTACGGTTAGAGCTGAAAATATTATTGGTGATGTTGTTAAAGGCTATCAATTAAGAGTAGATGGTGGACGTAGAATGTACTACGATCATAAATATAATGCGGTTGGACTTTTTAACAGTTTTAATATACCGAGAAGCTCTCGAAATCGAATATTAATTTTAACGCCTTTACTTTTAGATCATATTACTGGAGAGGGTGAACAAAACAGACCAAAAGGGTATATTGGTAAAATTCGAGTTAATAATGTTGAGCAATATTGTGAATATTTAGTCTTTAGTAGTAGAATATTTGGTGGTATTATGACAAGTAGTATTTGGTTAAATGCAAATACTGATTTTGAAATCACATGCTCCATAGAAAATACAATAGGATATAATAATTCTATTTATCCTACAAGTAAAATTTTTAATTTTATGTTAATTAACGCATAACAAGTGAGGTTAGAAATGTTAGTTTTTTTATACGATCAACAAGTAATTTCCGCAATCAGTCGCAAAGAGGAAATGACAGATGAGACTTGTCTTATCACAGAGCAAGAACGTGAGATGATTGAACAAACTTTGTATGATAAAGGTCATTTTTGGCGAATTGACAAATATACAGTTGGTTGCAGTGGTAAACAACCAACTGAAAACCATAAGTGGAATGATGAAAAGCATTATTGGGAAATTGACGGTGAGTTAGTTAAACAAAATTTAGGTCAAAAACGTGCTGAATTGTGGGAAATCATCAAACAAAAACGCTTAGATGCAACTCGTACAGGTGTTGAAGTTACACTTGCAGACGGTAGAGTTCGTCATTTCCACACAGATCAAGTGGCTCGTCAAGAATATGACGGAATGGGCGTTACTATTGTTTTAGGTGCTTTTGAAGAAAGACAATGGAAAACAATCGAAAACGATTGGATTACATTAACGCTTGACAATTTCAAATCATTAGTCAATGCAATTAAGAATAAAATCGACCACGATTACCGCAATGCTGAAATTTTGAAAGCACAAATTAACAAATCCGAAAAACCCGAAACTGTTGATTTAAATCAAGGTTGGAGTATATCTTATGTCTAATGTATATGTAGCGTTTTACAAACACAAAAGACCTTTAAATTCATGGAAAAATATTTGTTTTAGATTATTTGATGAAATTATCCGATTGGCAACATACGGCAAATATAGCCATTGTGAAGTGGTTATTCCTAACTTTGAGCAAGACGGTGATTTGCTATTTGAATGTTATTCAGCAAGTAATATGGACGGTGGCGTACGGTTGAAATTAATGCCGTTACCAGTTGAGCGGTGGGATTTAATTAAAGTTAATGTTAATCCTGCATTATTAAGATTATATTTTAAGCAAACAAAAGGCTCAAAATATGATATGCTAGGTGCAATCGGGGTTGTATTGCCTGTTGGTGAAAACAAACACAAATATTTTTGTTCAGAGTGGTGTGCAGGAGCTATCGGATTAGCTAACCCACACAAATACAGCCCTAACTCACTTTACCGTAAACTCAAAGAAAAGGTGTAATTATGCAATTTACTAAAATCGAAACTCAATTATATGCAACCGTTGATGAATGTATTGTCTCAAATGACGGCACACAAATCACAGCACGTTATTCATTCGGAACAGGTGTTGAGAAAGACGGTGTTTTAACGGACTATCAACCTGTTATTACTGATTACAAATATATTAATGGTGAGCAAGCGATAGAATTAATCAATTACCCTATTAATAAAGACGATATAGGTAAACTTCCTAACGATGTTATGAAAGAACGTGTTTATAAATATCTTAAATCAATTAACGCTATTGCCATTTAAAGCATAGAAAGGATTAATAAATGGACAAATTACCATTTTACATTAATTTCGCAGTTGCAATTATTTGCATTTTAATGTTTGGATTAACCGCCTGATACTTGTAAAATTATGGACGAAATAACACAAATTGATCTGAATCATTATCAAGGAACTGACAAGGATTTTATCTTTGAGATTGTTAATGATGATGACGAAGAAACAGCCTACAATGGGTTGAGCAATGCACCTTTTGAAATGTGGATTAAGCCGTCCAAAGGCGAGACAATCAAGTTATCTACAAGAACAGGTGAAATTGCAGTAAACGATAATGTAATTGTTGTCAGTATTAGAAATGTACATACGGCTAACGCTAAATGGGAGCTTGCTGATTATGATATATTCACATTAATTGACGATAAAATAACAGCTATTGTAACAGGTACATTCACATTACAACATTCAATTACGAAAGAAATTCCTAAACGAGCTAAAGTTGATGAACTGTGAGAAATTTAAAGTTCGGTTGAAAACAAAACAACCGAAAATCAAAGTTAAATTAAGCAAGAAAGAACAGGCTTGTGATGATTTAATTTTACCAAACTTACTATTAATTTATAACCTAGCTAAAACATAAGGGGCTAAAATGACAGTTAATGCTAAAGATAACATTATTGCGTTTGCAAAACAAGTTGGTGCAGATTACAAAGAATTGCGAGAATTATTGCAACGTTTGAGTAATGTGCCGACTGATGTAGTTACAGCTTCACAATTACAAGCACAATTGACACAATTTGAAAACAAGTTAAAAGGTGGTGAATTAGCCGAAAATCTTGACACTTTATTTGAAATTGCACAGAAAATTAACAGTATTGTATCTGACAATGCCGTTGCTCAATCTTTAACTGAAACATTAAACGGCATTAAAACTCGATTAGAAACGTTAGAAACAAATGCTACGTTAGATCTATTGACAGTTTACACAAATGCTAAAAATGGAGTTCATTAGTAATTATGACTGATAAAACAAGCGGAAATCTTGTTGAGACTATAAAAGCTATTGGTGCAGATATACGCTCATTAAATACAATGATTGTTGGAAATGGGCGTCCTGACAAACCTGATACTACTGACGGGAAAATTACAGGAAGCGAGCCAAACGGAACTATCTACAACTCAACAGACGGTGCAGGTGTTGGTGCATATCTGTGGCAGAAGCAAAAAGGGAATTGGAATGTTGTTTCAGGCGATACTGGCTCTAAACGAGTAGGAAGATTTGCTGTAAATGTTAAAGAGGGGGCTGTTCAGCTTAGACGAGTAAACAATACAGTTGAATGTTCGTTTAGTAAAGGTCGTTGGGACACTATTTCATTTCGAGGTACTAAAGATCCTAAGTTTGTACGAAAAAACCATAGCAAACGAATGGATATTATAACTCGTACTGGAATAGTATTTGGGTTTAGAGCTACAACTCCTGTTATGCTTCCTGTTTATGATGATGACGGAAATTATGTTGCAGTTGTGTATGTTGGTAGTAAAGCAGACAGCAATTATATTGAGTTGCGTTTCAAAGAGGGTTTACCAGTAGAAGATCTTAATTATATGCGTATGCCTGTAATTACTTGGATAACAGATGACGCTTTTCCTGAACAATCGAATATTGATTATTTGACAAGAACATAAAAAAAAGAGCTAGTTTAATCACTAGCTCTTTTGCTATCTAAGGAGTTATATATGAAAAACACAAAATCACTAAAACAAATCCTCAACACGATTTTTGACTTTGTAGCCAATATCATATAGCAAGCGATTAGCATAGTCAATATAAAATTGATAATTTAAATCAAAAGGTAAATCTTTTGGTAGATCAAGGCACAATTCAGCGTTATCAGACTGCGATACCTTGTTTCCAGTGGTTGCATATCGTAGGCAATCAGTGGAATTAATACCAATATAAAACCGTGCAATACGTCCGAATGGTTTACCTCTAAACGTGCCACCGCCTTTAACTCGTCTAATTGATAGGAATTGACGAATATCTTTACATTTACCGATAGTTACTTCCAATGGCACACCATTCATTAGATATTCAACTACGGCATTACGGCAGATCAAGAAACTAGGGGTATTTTTCATTTTGAAATTGCTTTCATCAGAAAACCAATGGTCGGCAAAAATACCTTTACGTTTACACCCTTTCTTAATTTGGCAATTTTCATCAGATTTAATAGCAATATAGTTATTAACGTTTGCTGAATAAATTGCGTGGTAATAGGTGTGTTCAGTTGTATAACTACAATCTTTTTCCCATTGTTTCACAATATCATTTAGCAGTTGCGTTTGTTCTACATTGTAATAAATGACTATGCCGTCCGTGTTACCGCTAACAACCTGTATTCCTGCTAGCTCTAAACGTTCAATCAGCATTAAAAGCGATAATTGACCTGTTAAACACACAGAAATCATTAACTGTGGTGCATACACTTTAGAATATGGGCTACCAAGTTTACCGTACAATCCATTGATTACAATTTTGTTACTGTTGGCAAGCTTCTTAAACTCTTTACGTGTATCTTTATCCAGTGTTTCATCACTTGCTTTATGCTTGTATTCTAAGCGTGGGTTCACGAGATCGTGTTCATACACAGTTAAAAACACTTCTTCAAAACCCTGCGGAGCATAGCGGTTATTCAAGATAATTCGTGGGTAAAAGCTATCCACATCAACATCACGCAGACGGTGATTTTCATCACAGATAATCGTTTGAGCTTTTTCCTGTGAGTGTAGTCCACCGATACCTAGCTTGTAGTCAGTATTTCCTATTCTGATTGCAAGATCATTAATTTTAGACGGGATTTTAGGTGAGCCGTCTTTGCCTACAAGATATTCGGCTTTATTCACCGTATCTAAAACGTGTTGCAAATACGGTGTAGAGAACTTAATAAAGCAAGGTGCGAAGTATCGCAAAACCTTATTGCGGTAATCCATAGGCTTAGGTAACCGCTTATTCAACCGTTTTTCAATGAGTGAGATTGTTACCCGTTCGCCAATTTGAGCATCTGATAGAGAGCGTAGATCCATACCGAACTTTTGCCCCATAAAGTATCGCATTTCAATTTCGGTTGATAACTGATTGCGGAGCTTATAGGTGTTGCGAATATCTTTGTTACAGTATTCACGCACCACATCAATTTCGTGCGGTTTTAGTGGAATATGTGGGGGATATGGCAAATCCTGTAATTCTTCCGATAGCAGACGAGCCGAATACATTTTCAAGCTCGTTTGGCTAGGATCGGGTGCAACGGGCATAATATCGTAGGTATTCAGTTTAATACGCTCATTGAACTCATATTTTGTTACTAAATCCTGCCACCGCATTTCGTTTTCGATAATATCCACAGAAAGCTCATAGAGCGAGCGATTTGTGGCTTTTTGCGATAAGAGGTGTCTTAGCATAGGCACATCATAATTATTGCTGTTATAGCCCACTAGGACGAAATTAAGGCATACAAACGCTAACTCATAATACTGATTAAAACTATTGTTCTGCATTTCAAACGAAAACGTGTATTTGCCTTTTGCAATAAAAGAAATTAAAAAGTAATTTGGATATGTTTCAATATCAAACATCAATTCTTCTTGCAAGTTTAAAGGCTCATTCATACTTTGTATGGCGAGATAATTGTTTAATGAATTAAGCATTAATCTGCTCCTATTCCATTGATTACACCACGAGCATACGCATTTTTGAAAATTAATCTATTGTTTTCGCTAATCCGTAAATCTCTTGTTAAACTCAAAACATTGTTTAAGTTGTCAATGTTAATCTTAAATGAAAATGGTTGTTCTGTAAAGGAAGAATATTCAATTTTATTTCCCTCTGATACACAGAAATGATTATTGAAGAATACATATTTGCTCTTAGAGAGCTTAGTAACAATCTTCAACTGTTCTTCAATGTGTTCGTTAATTGTTATATCTACGCATTTTTCTTTATCAATATTATCAATGAGAGTGTTGTATTTGTCACACCACACCATAGCGTTATCATCAAATAATATTGGCACATATAAAGCTAATTTTTCAGTTTTAATAAGTAATTTATCACCAATGATATTAAAGCCTACAATTTCACTTTTACCGATTACTTTGCTGATACAAATTAAGCTGTGCAACGGCAACGATATATTCGGCATAGCATAGTCTAATGCAAATTGGAAAATGTTTTTGCGATCTGTAAATGACATCACACTGTTTTTGATATTAGCTGTTTCGATTGCATAATTGATTGCATTATCGTTTGAAATAGGTGCAACGTAATCACAGGCGATAGCACAAGCCTGTTTAAATACCTGTGGATTTTCACAGTTATATATTTCAGTTGATAACGTTGGATTTACCCATTTAAACTGTTCGATAGGCAAGGTTGAAATCGTGTAGGTGTTATCTTCTGCTTGCAAGATTACTTCATTATCTTTGACAACAATTACTGTTTCGCCTTTAACCGCACTTAATAACGTTTGTAATTGATATAGATCAATAACTGCGTTAAATGGCACATCAAATTCAGTTTGGCATTGTGCTATGCCGTTGCTCACATAAAGCATACCGTCTTGAATTAAGCCGTAACGGTCAAATTCTAAGCCTTTTGCTTTAATGAAAAATTTTATATGCTTCAATGCACTAATGATTTTGTCGCTCATATAAACTCCTTAGAAGCTCACACCTTTAATTTCAGGATATTTTTTATTCACGTGTACCGTAATGAAAGACGGTTTTTTGAGTGTGTTTGCTACTGCTAATACTTCATAAACACGAGTAGGGCAAGGTTCAGCAGATCGTTGTTGCCACCATACTTCCGCTTTCTTACGAGCAAATCCGCTATGCTCAAAACAAACATATTCGGAGTAACGGTTTAGCCCACACAAATACGTTACCTGTAATGTAGGCAAACCGTTTCCTTTTGATTTGTGTTCGTTGTAAATAACCTGCGTAACCTGCAATGTTTCAAATTGTGGGGTTGTATCTTTGATAAGTTCAAGCGAACTTGCGTTATCCATAAGGTTACTTTGGAAAACAAATTCTGTACCGCACACTTCACATAAACGTGCTTTCGTATGGTTGTAACAGCCACATTCAGGGCAAACCTTAACAGGACAACCGCCTGCACCACCGCCTTTCTTACGTTTGGACGGTAAATTAGGATCGTTGATACAGCCTAATCGTTTCGTATTCCCTGCGAAGTCAAGCACAAGGCAATTCTCTTTACGGGGGCTAGGTCGAGTTCCCCGTCCTAACATCTGCACCCATAGGCTCACGGAGTTAGTCGGGCGAAGCATACCGATCAAATCAATATCAGGATAATCAAAACCTGTTGTTAATTTGTTATTGTTCACAAGGCACTGTAAATCCCCTGCTTTAAACGCATTGATATTGATCGTGTTCTCTTTGTCGCTCAATTTACTGTGGCACGTTGCACTTGCAATACCCATTGACAAGAGCATAGCATTAACGTGTTCGCAGTGTTCAACACTGGTGCAAAAGATAATCCACGCTTTGCGGTTTTGAGCAATACCGTGTTCAACAATTTCACGCACGGCATTAAACGTAATTTCGTCTTTATCAGATACCTGTGCCAACTGTTTAAGATTGTATTCATTGCCTAAAATTGATACATCGCTCACATCAATTTCAATACTGGTGCGTTTCGGGATTAGCGGTGCAAGATAACCCTCTTTGATTAATCGGATAAATTGATCGGGTTGCGATAAGTCGTAAATCACTTCCCCGAAGATACCGCACTCGGTCAGCATACCGCCTTTCAAACGATAAGGGGTTGCTGTCAATCCAATTACTTTAATATATGGATTAATAGCATAAAGCGATCTGATGATTGAGCGATAGCTTGTTTCATCTTTTTCTGATACAAGGTGAGCTTCATCAATAATCAGTAAATCAATCTTGCCAAAGTGCGGTATATTTTCTTCTTCACACTTTTGAATATGCTTGTTCACTGATTGCATAGATCCGAAGATAATCGGATTGGTCGTATCACGCTGTTTTAATCCTGCTGAAAAGATACCTAATGGCACGGTTTCCCACACTGATTTGAGCTTATTTGCGTTTTGCTCCACCAACTCTTTAACGTGCGTTAGCATTAAAATGCGTGTTTGTGGGAAAGCTTGCATAGCCCGTTTACAAAATTCAGCTATGATGATCGATTTTCCCGTGCCTGTCGGGAATACCAATAGGGGGTTGGTGTTGTAGTCGTAATTCAAGAGTGCATTAATACCGTCCTCTTGATACCACCGAAGATTAAATCCCATTATTACTCCTCAAAATAATCACTATATTTTACAACTCTGTTACGTGGCACATATCGGTTCTTGATCGTACCTACACTACCCCACCATTTATCACCAAATATCTCAATATATCTCAATATAAGCGTTGCCTAACGGTGATACACGGATAAGATTGCAATACATAGCATACGGAGTTGATTTACTGCGTTTTGATTGTTGGCAAAGTAATATATATTTACCTTGCCACCCTCTAGGTTTATGTTTATTGATACGCATTTTCAATTCTTCTAATACCATAGCCACCATAGCAAACCAAATATCACACCACATACAATAATTGTACCAACAATTATTAAAATAATTAAAGCTGTCATTGCTTCTTCATAAGGCGTTTTCATAAAACAATCTCCTATTATTTAACATATACACTCCCAACATTGATATTTACCTACAATGATTTCTTTCGTTAATTCTTGATTGAATTTAGTGCAAATCCACTTTTTATCATTCGCAGGTTTAGCGTGTTTACAGCTTCTACAATTCTGTTCAGGCTTACCGTCAGCGTGGCAGATATGGCGATAGCTACACATTTTACACAAAAACATATTAGGGTTTTCGTTTAAACGTGGGGGCGGTTCTTGACTAACGATAATTTTTTCAGCCTTGATTTCAAGCATAGCCCCTGTGTTATGATTTAACTCTACAATTTCAAAATGTAGATCATCATCATCTTTATTTACTGCCACATAACAAACATAATTTAATTTCATTTTGTAGCCATAGACACAGCATTGTGCATAGTGTTGCGGTTTACTTAACTTCATACCCTCTTTTTTGAGTTTAGCAAAAGAAGTCTTATTGTGGGTTTTGAACTCAAATAAAATTTCTTCTTTGATTGGATAATGTTCAGGTAAATAACCTTTACCGTCTAAGCTACCACCGAAATGACCTTGTACTCCCGATACTCGCCATTGAATAGGGTAATCAATACCTAATTCATTCGCACGTTTGATATGTGTTAAATCATCTGATACATCAACAGAAAGCATATCAGGTGTGAGATTATCAATTTCTGTAACTGTATATTTATCAGTGTGCATAATATTGAGCAATCGCCATTTTGTATCAAAGGGATAAATTTTACAACCAATGCCTGTGAGATAGTCAATAAATCGATCTTCTTCCTTATGCCCACGATCAAATAATCGTTTTACACGAGGTTCAGGTTTATCACCACCGCACCAACGGAAGCCGTACCATAATTTACGCTGACATTCATCACCAATTAGACTTGCACCTAAATGAGATCTTTCTTCATCACCCCATTTACGGTCGCAGTAGTTATCTACATCAATTGCTAACTGCTCTGCAATCTTTTTTAATTCCAATGTGTTCACATCAACTCCTTAAAGTAAAGGGGCAGTGTTAGCCACCCCTTTTTATTACCGCACCTTTACTGATTATTGACCGTTATTTTGATTTACGGTTGCACCCCATTGTGGCTGTGCAGGTTGTTGCCCGAACGCAGGTGCTTGCTGTTGAGCTTGTTGCTGTGGAGCAAAACCTTGTGGGACTTGTTGTTGAGCAGGAGCTTGCTGTGCAAACGCAGGGGCTTGTCCGTTTTGTGGCACAAAGCTATTTGCAGGTTGCTGTTGTTGAGCAAATGCAGGAGCTTGTTGCTGTTGCGAAGCGAAGCCTTGTTGTTGCGTAGCTTGTGCTGTTTGGTTGCCACCATTAGCACTTTCAAGCAATTTTGCTAATTCAACGGTATATTGAGTGTTGGTTGTAACCATTTCACGGAAATCACCGTTTGCACTTGCAATTTCAAAGCCGTCAGAACGCAAGATTTTTTTGAAGTTTAAATATTGACCTTTCGGATCTTTATCAACAATGACAATGAACGGTTGATTGTGGAAAACACCAGTATCATTAATGATTACACCTTGACCTAACGTGTGGCTCAATGTGGATAGGTTTTTCATACCGATACGCACTGGCACTTCATCACCACTGATTGCACAGCTAAGATTTAATTTTTGACCTACATAATCAGTACCGCAAGAAGAATGTAGGATTTCACAATGCAAATTTACACGTGTTGATTTATCGAAGCCGTTATCGTTTTGATACGTTTTGATTTCATCTTCTGTAATCATAACCAAGTGTGCAGACGGCACAGGCACGTTTGCGAATTGGCTTTCGTTTTGAACTGGATTGAATTGTGATACATCTAAATTTAAGTTTGCCATAGTTTGCTCCTATTAAGATTGTGGCTGTTGTGGGGCAATTCCACGAATTTTATTGATTATTAACCCAATATCTTGCGGTTCATCATCAAATAATTTTCCGCTACGATCACGGGCGATATAATCGGGTTGGTTTTTTGTGCTTGCAACCATATATTCTTGCGGTTTGTTGTTAATCACAAAACGTTTTGATTGGAAGCGTAATATTACATCAATTAAATGTGTAAATTCTGAATAAAGTTTCTTACCCTCAAGGCTCGGCTGATGATAAGGTTGCCCGTTGCTAGTTCCACATTCCTGCTTACAAATGAAAATTACATTGTGCGGAATTTGGTTTACGAGTTGATAAGCCCAATTCATCATTTTGTCAGCCATAATGCCATAAGCTTGTCGTCCGTCTTTCGTTTTAGCGATTTCTACACGTAAAAGCTGTGTGGCTAATTCCGACCAACTATCAATGATGATTGTATCGAACTGTTTAGCTTCTGCTGACTTAGCCCACTGTACAAAACTTTCAAAATTTTGTAGGCAGTTCTCACCTCTACAATCAACAATCGGGATTTGCTCGTTTTGAATGGAGAGCAGACCATTTTCAACCGCTACAAGCACTGGTTTAGGCGAAGTGATTGCACAGTTTCGGGTTTTACCAGTGCCTGCCCCACCGTAAACTATCATCTTGATACCAGTCTTTGAGATTAACTGGTTCGGTAGTTTTAAAAATGAACTCATTTTTTACGACCTATTTTCTTTAGTTGAACGTAGTAATATCGAATATTACTTTTATGTTTGATTAAATAATACCCTAAAATGATACTATTAAACACAATAAGCGATAATTCTACGTTATGATTATCATCAATGAATAAATCAATGACAAGAGAAATGATACACGCTAATTCTAAAATAGCAAGTAAAAATGTTACAGCTAACACATTAAACTTTCTGAAATTCATTTCCATAACAGCCACCTTACAATTAAACTTATGCTTTTTAAAACCATAAGTCAAAATCGCAAATGTTAGTAAATACACAAATAAAGTTATCATTTAATCCTCAATGCTAAATGTATCTGTATATGTTAAAGTTAAAAACGGATCGATTACCTCTTTAGCTTCAGCAGGAAGTGTATCATACACACATTTGTTTAAACTAGGCGACCACGTTAATAACTGACCTGCTACCTCATTCCCACAAATATTAGCGATTGTTGCCATAGCACCGTTAAGGGCTTGCAAATCGTCTTTTGCTACGGAATACTTTTGAGAGTGTGCCACTTTTAGCGTGTAATGATTAGTCTTAAAGCGGTTTGTGCCGTCTTTAATTTCTTCTTTGATATATGCCATTACGTTGCTACGGGCTTCTTTCTCTTTTAGTTGAGCTTCTGAAAGTTCATTCTTAGCGTGTCGCCAGTTGTCTAATACAACACCTTTTGCACGTGTAGATTGTACTTCTTCTGCTTCAACTTCATCATTAAATCCTGTTTGTAACATCATACCACCTCTTTATGTGAAATGCTATCTGTAAATTTGAATTCAATTTTAAACAATTCAATTTTGTTTTGCAACACATATTCGTTAATTTTTTCAATTAATTTTTCGTGTTCAAGTTTTAACCATACCACAGGCACAAGAATTGCTGTTGTCGGCACACGTTTAACGAATACACCGTTTACGATTTCACCGCTACGATATGAAATGGTTGTCAATGCCATATTTAAACATTCGTATAGGGTAATACCTTGCGATTGTGCAAATTTATCAGCCGAGATAATCACACGAGAATATGCTTGACGGATATATTCGATACGGTGCTTACTATCAGCAGACAATGGGAAATACAGTACAGCTTGCTCAATAAATGAGTTTAACTGATAATGTAAATCGTAGTATTCGCTACCTGACAGAAAGTATTTTAACTTATGGTAATAATTAGTGATACCTGTTACACCAGATAAGCGTTCATACTGGCTCGTCATAACGGTGCATACGGTAATGCTATCACCAATGCCGTCCATAATGCCGATTAAATCTTTTTTAGTGTAGGCTTCCCCTAGTTCGCCAAATTCTGAATTTAATTTCGGAAGTTGATCTAATGAAGTGAGTTGATCTAACCCTTTACCTTTCGACCAATCAACCAGTAAACGCAGTAAATGGCTTACTTTTTCGTTTTCTTTCATTTTATACCTCTATGCTTAAGTGTTATTCGGTAATCGCTATAATACAGGGTTAGATCTTTTTGTCAAACAATTTTTATCAAAAAAGTATAAATTTTTATTTTTAAGTACAAATTTGAAAAAGTGCTTGCAAATTTGTTTTTCTTATAGTAGTCTTTGACAAAAACTTTTAACGAGAGGATTAACAAAATGGATACTTCTATTATTTATAAGCACGATTACCTAAAGGAAATCAGTGATCGACTAACGGCTAAAGCTGAAATCTTAAATATTTCTAACTTAGCAGAGCAGGCAGGTGTACCACGTTCGGTTGTTGCGAATTTTGCAAAAGGCGAAATTCCTACCACTTCTTTTGAAAATGTTGTTAAACTATACAAATTTCTCACCGAAAACAAGATTTAATAAGGGGCTATCCTGATGTTTTCAAATATTCCTTACGAATTGCAAACCTACAATCAATGGGTGATGTGGCAGTTCGTTACGTTAGACAACGGCAAGATAACAAAAGTACCATTTCAGCCGAATGGAAAATACGCTAATGTTATAGATAGTTCAACGTGGACGGATTTCAACACTGCAATCAATACTAAAGGTTTTGACGGTATAGGTTTTGTTTTAACGCACAATGACCCATTCTGCTTTATCGATCTTGATGACACCACAGATCAAAACGTTCTTGAACAGCAACGCTCTATTTTCCAAAACTTTGCTGATACGTATGCCGAGTTATCGCCTAGCGGTAAAGGCTTGCATATTATTTGTAAAGCCGTAACAGAACAAGGGTGTAAACGCAGTGGAGTTGAATTGTATTCTAACGCTCGCTTTATGACAATGACTGGTAACATTTACAATAAAAAGCCAATCGTTGAGTATCAAGCAAACATTAATACTTTATACCGAGCTTTAACAAAAGACCGTAAAGATTTTCAAGTTGTCAATCAAAAACAGCATATTTCTGATGAAGAATTAATTGCTGTGGCAAGCAGTGCCGTAAACGGTCAAAAGTTTATTGATCTATATCAAGGTAGATACGGCTTATATTATAAATCTCAATCAGAAGCCGACCACGCATTAATCAATATTATCGGATTATATAGCCGTAATGTTGAGCAGATTGCACGTATTTTTAGATCCAGTGCGTTAGGACAACGGGATAAGGCTAAACGTGATGATTATATAATGGCAATGGTTAAGCGTTCATTCGATAACTATATTCCACCGATCAACGTTGAAGAATTAGCTGAAAAAGTGCGGTTAGCAAAACAAAACTATAACAGCCAACTTGCAAAACCTGTTAGGGGCAAGCCTGTAAATTTGAAATTATTAACACTCCCACAGTTATTCCCGAATGAGATTGTGGTTATCGACCAAAACGAGCCATTACCTGATTTGAAAAATGTGCCGTTCTCTTATTCCGAACAGTCAATGAATGTTGATTTTGACACGTTGCCTGACGGTTCGGTTAAAGAAATTGCACGGTTTATCTATGCACAAGCTCCACGCCCTGTTAAAACAATCGCTATGATTACAGCGTTAGCGTTTATGAGCGGTATCTGTGGCAGATCCTATAATATCAGTGGTACAGGCTTAAACAACTATTTCGTATTGTTAGCTCCGACTGGTATCGGGAAAGAGGGTATCTCGAAAGGTATCAACCGTATGTTAGGTGCAATCACACCGCAACAGCCAATGGCGACTAAATTTTTAGGGATTGGTGAGTTGGTATCGGGTATCTCTTTGCTACGCTACCTATCAGAAGAAAGCAACTGCTGTTTAACCGTACAGGGTGAATTCGGCTTAACAATGCAACGTATGACAGGCAGATTAGCAAACGCCCCTATGCTCCAATTACGAAAAATTTTGCTTGAATTATACGGCAAAAGCGGTAAAGGCGAGGTTATGCGTGGTTCTGTGTATGCTGACACTAACAAGAACATTAAAGAGATCGAAGCACCTGCATTTAGCTTATTAGGGGAAAGCACACCTGAAACCTTTTATGAAGCATTATCTGAAAGTTTAGTGGACGAGGGTTTAATCAGCCGTTTAAACATTATTGAGTGTAGTGCAATTCGTCCACCATTGAACAAAGAGCATTATGCTGTGCAATTACCGCCTAGCCTACAACAATGGATTTTAACGTTGGTGTCAAATAGTTTAACGCTCAATGCCACTAACACGGTAATCAATGTTGAAATCAACGAACAGGCTCAACGTATGCTTGATGATTTTGATAAATTTTGCGATAACACAATCAACAATACGAGTGATGAAAGCTACCGCCAGTTGTGGAATAGGGGGCATTTAAAGGCTTTGAAAATATCTGCACTGTTTGCTGTGGGCGATAATATGTATAAGCCTATCGTTACCGTTGAACACGTGAAATATGCAATTAAATTTGTGCAAGATAGTATCTCAACAATCTACAACCGATACAGCAAAAACGAAATCGGGGCAGGATCGGTTAGCGAAACTAAGCAGGTTGTTGATGTGTGTGCAATTTTCAGACGGTTCTTGCTTAATCCTGACCGCATTAAATTTCCGCACCCACTGATGAAAGAGCATTATGTATTCCCTGCACAGGATATTATGCGAGCCACCACCAGTTATAAATCGTTTAAGTCGGCAGTGATTTCAAAAGCCGAATTGTTTAAACGTGCGATAACTGTGCTTGAAACGTGGGGCGTGATTGAAGAAGTCAAAAAATATGACCTAATTGAAAAGTACAATTATCGTGGGAAAGCATACTCAATCATAATGCCTAATTATTTCTTGAAAGAAGAATATTTAGGGCTTACTGCACAATAAGGGGGTAGATCTTAAAACCGAAATTTTTATAGGGGGTAGGATCTGATTTCCAAAATTTTTATATATCACATAGGAGTTAGTTAAAATGACACCAATCTACAAAAAAATATATGATCTAAATAAATACGAAGCTAAATTAATACGAGGTATTATTCGTTTAGCTATGGATAAAATAATTAAAACAGAACAAGTACATAAAAATTCATTTAAAAATAAACTTTCTGATATTGAATGGGTTGAATATCCTAGCGTATTTCGCAATAGTGATTATCGTTTATCATTTAACTTTAATAATGTGCTTGTATCGTGCATAGTGCGAGGTTATCCAGTTGCTGATATTTGCAAAGGCAATAATGTATTGAGCAACGGTGAATATATCCGCACGGCTTCACTTTCAATTAAGCAATATCGTTCTGAAAAACCAGTTACAATTTTGTTTGAAAGACGAGTTTTTATTGACTTCTCACTCGAATACGATCCATTTATTCACAACATTCAAGAGGGAACAATTGAGGGTGCTTTGCTTAAAGCTGTTAAGTTATATAATAACCGTGATGTGTATTAAATCAGCCTTTCTTTAATCAATCCAACCGAGCCTTATATATCCGTTTGTTTAATCAGACGAGCCATATATAAGGCTTTTTGATCTGACCGCCTATAATATACCATTTTGATCTGACGACCGATAACAGGCGATTTTGTTAGTTCGGGCGCAAGGGTGTATTTTGCCAACTGCACTTTAAAATTTCCACTGATTATTCATACAATAAAAACTGGATATTCTTACAGTATTGTATATTTTCCACTGTTTAACCATACATACTGCAAAAATACGCTTAAATCGAGCATACACGCACTTTTGTTTTAGGCAATACCTTTGCATAGGTTAGCATTAAAAAGCCTCAAATTGAGCCGTTTATAAAGCCGTTTTTGTGGATTGTTTGCCCACAATTAGACGGTAAAAGAAAAAGCAGACTTTTTGCCTGCTCAAGAAATAGAAAAAAGGGCAGTATTCTAACCACCCTTTAAAAGTTTTTTATATTTTCTTTTAGCTCTTATTTTTTGTCTATATAACCGCCTTTTTTCTGTTTTATTGTGGGCAAAATGCCCGACAAGATACGCTATTAATGCAAGGATAGAAAACAACACGATCCAAAACTTGCTATAAAACGCACTAGCCAAAAACATCATCACGGCAAAAGCACAAAACCAAGCAAATACGAAAGCCATTATAAACCGCCCACACGCCAAAGATAAACTAAAGCCAATACGCCATAAATTGAGCCAAAGACGATCACCATAGCCATAGAAATAGCCATTTTTTCTAAAACCTTTTTCATTGTCTTAATCCTTAAATGTGAAAAGTCAAGAAGAAAATTGCACTAACAATCGCCGAAAACGTGCTAATGATAGCAAGCACGATCATTAATGTATCAATAAATTTTTGCATTTTTAAAGCTCCTTTTGTGTTGTTGATAATTCTTAATCATAGGCGATAACTAGATCGCCTATTGTTAAAAATTATAATTCTTCAATATAAATAAATTCTTGATTACATTGTAGAATTATTTTGTGCGATTTTAAAAAATCATTTGATTTTAAAATTAAAGTGGCTTTTTTAATATCTAAATTTTTATAGAAATCTTTATTCATAGAAATAACAAGATCTTTCACATCATCAATATAATGCTTATTGATTACATCATCATCATTGAATTTCAAATAGAATTGCGTAAATGTTGGATTGTTATCAATCGCCTTTTTAATTAAACTTATCACATCACGTTCAAATTCTAAACTTTCTTTTTCAATTTTAGCATTTAAAGCATTGATACGATATTCTTTTAAATTTTGTTCATTATTTTCCATAATATTTTCCCTTTGATTATAGGGTGAAGTTAATCCACACCCTTTGATCTGTATATTACATTAATCAGTTTTGATTGTCAACACTAAATTTAAATTATTTTTATAAATCTATGCTTAAATCTAAACCATTAAAGATATTATTAGCTTGATCTGAATACGGTTTATAAAATCGCCCAACTTTTTCGCAAATTTGCCCTTTATGATAGATCCATAATCTATCAGGATAATTTTTATTGAGTGCTTGAAATTTTGCGATAATTTCACGGCAAGCAATCAAATCTTCTTCAATGTTATAACTATTTAAAACATAGCCATAACCGTACTTTTTGCCAGTGTATTTTTTGATCGGTAGTGAATAGGCATATTCTTTTAATTCGTCCGCACTGCATTTCAAAATACTAGCTAAATCATATAAGCCCACGTAATAGCGTGGATTGCCGTAATAATCATTTAAAAGTGAAATAAATTTATTCATTATCTAACTCCATTTCGTCTTTATAATCTTGATAGCAAGGCAGATCATTATCTTCTGCAAATTTTGCTAATGTTGCGGTGCTTGCATAATTTGAAACAATTTCTAACTGTGAATTGTGTGATTTAATTCGCCCACAATCATCAATTACATAATAAGTAGCATTTTGATCTAAACCATCAAACGTTCCACGTGTTAAAGCATTGACTAAACTTTCACGATCTGAATATTGTTGATCTAGCATTTCTTGAAAATCGCCAAATACTAAATAACCGTAATTGTTTTGTTCATTGTAAACGTAAAATAATTCAAGCCAATCTTGACTATCAAAGTTATCTTCTAAATATTTTTGAAATGTCATTTTCTGTTCTCCTATGTTTAAACGACAATGCTATATTAATACTTTAAATTTTAAAAGTAAAGGATTATTTTAAATAATCTTCACGAATTTTTGATAATTCTTTGCAAAGTGGAGCTAATAGCGATTGATAGCCCATTTCCCATTTGTCAAGAATAAACGCTTTCATTTGTGGGCTTGATACATAATAGCCTGCAAGTCTGAAAGTGCAATCTAATTCGTAAACATATTCAAACATTGATCGCCAAGCGATAGAATGAATTTTTGTTCTTCTGTTCTCAATTAAAGCAGAATTTAATTGGTTATTATTTCTAATGAATATCAATAATTCATTCGTTAAATCTTCTACATCATCATAATAATAGAATAATGTTTTTAAAACTTCACGGCTTTTTTGTGCATTAGTTTTCATTTTGGATAACTCCTGTTTGTTTAAATCTGAAAGTATATTACAAGATTAAAAGTTAATTGTCAATACTAAAATTAAATTTTATTTATAAATTTTGAATAACCGCTTTTCACAACATAACGGCAACGTAAATTTTTAAACGTTCTATTCGCAATGCCTTTCAGTTCTCTTTGCTCAATAGATTTTATCAATCTATTTTTCAAGCGATAATATTTATTATAACGGCTCTCAAAAATTTCAACCGTAAAAGGATCTGTTAAAACTGAATACAATTTAGAAAAATTATTATAATCTTTAACTTTTCTTTCACACTTCACGCTTTCAACAATGCCAAAATAAAAATCAGAATAAAAGCCGAATTTGTTCACTTTTAAAAATCGCCCTTGTGCTAATTTGTAGGGCAACATCACGGCAATAAAAAAGCCTTTATCTTTATATCGTGTAATTTTTGCCGTTCTATCGCCCACAATTCGGATTATACTTAGATATTGCATATTGACCGCCCTTATAGTGTGATGTTGTTTTTAGCTAGTGATTTTTCGATCCCAACTTCCACACGGCAACGATTATATAAAACGTTGTCTAATGCTTGCATTAAAGCCTTGTTAGATTTTCTAACCTTGTCTAATACTTGCACTGCATAACCATTAAACGGTTCACAGATTGCAAAATGTCCGTCTAATTTGTAAATGTTCCCAGTCAAAGTATAAGTTTTGTCATAAGATTGTTTGATTGAAATTCGGTATTCTGCATTTTCGCCTAATTTGTGAGTATATGATAATTCGTTCGCTTTCCCACAATTTGCGATTGCTTGTTCTAATCCGTTGAAGATTGCTTCTGATAATTCTTGATAAGTCATTTTGATAACTCCATAGCTTGTTAGTCTAAATCATTGTTACGCACTACCGCCTAACTTCTGTAATGTATTCTATCAATTTTATTTTTAAATGCAAGTGTTAAATGTAAATATTTTATCTTTTTTTTACTGATTGCTTAAATTTTAGGCGATAATGCTAAATCTAAGTAAAAAATTATTATCGGATTATTATTTTGGGTTCTAATAAAATCAATAGGTTAGCGAAAATTATTATTAGATTATTATCAAATTATTATCGTTAAGTTATTGTTTTTTAAGGAAATTGCTTGCTTTACTATGATTTTTCTAAAAAAAGGGAAAAAACAGAAAAAAAAAGTTGTGATAAATATACAGTAGTATATGTATATATATACAGTAGTTTAAAAAAAGAAATTTTTATAGTAATCTATAATAAAGTATATATATATCATATATTTATATATAATAATTTTATAATAATTTTATAGTAATCTAATAAAGCTCAATCAATTTTATTTTCTTCTGTTTATTCTCAATGTTTACTCTCAACATTTAACGTAAACATTGATTTTTAACTTATGCAATAATATTGAATAAAAATGCACATTTTCAGCATTTAGGCTTCTTATAATGTAAACTTATTCGTATAACCCACATTATGTTAAATTACACTTAAACATAAGTTATTGATTTTAAAGTAAATATTTACAATGAATAATTATGCAATGTTTTAATCTAAATGATTATTTTTATCATTTAGATTCATTTTTATGGTTAAACGTTCTTTATCTTCTCTTTCTTTTAATCCAATCTCTTTTTATTGCACGGGCAAGCACCCTACCCATACCCGAAAAATCGGGCATAGGGGGTATGTGTTGTCCCACACTTCCGCCACGACCCATTTTTCGCTTATCGCAAATTTTTTATTTTAAATGTATTGACTTTCACTTTTCTTAAATGTAATATCTCAATCACTGAAATAAATCAGTATTTTTAAATTAAGATCTTGACACCTTGTTTTTAAAGGTTTAAGATGACCTCAACAACAAACAAATAACATAAGGAGTTAAAAATGTTGGATAAAGAAGAAGTATTAAAATTGGAAACTGCGGTAAAGGAAATGCAATTAAAGTTGCACCGACACTACATTGAAGAAGTCCTATATAATTGTAGGATTAAAGCAGGTGATAAAGTGATGAATTACGGCAGACTATATCAAGTCTTGGATATGGAAAAATTGGAAGAATATAATCGTGTAGGTGGCTATATTAGCTTATATGGTCGTTTAGTTAAAAAGAACGGTGAACTTGGTGAAGTAGTTCACGAATTATCAAGCTATTCACTTAGACCTGTTAAGGAGTAATTAAAATGGCATTTAAACTTGATAAAAATGTTCCATTACGAAGCATTACACTTTTAGATTTACCTGACGGCAATAGAAAAACTGTGGGCTATTTCCTAACAGATTTAGTGAAATATCCTAGTTTTGACCCGACAATGCGTGGTCGCTATAACGGCTATGTAATTTTAGGTAAAAATCACCCGTTTGACGGCACAAGAGACATTATCGGTAATTATGATGTACACGGTGGCATTACATTCGCCAATAAACTCAAAGATTTCAATATTGACCCATATCCTGAATTGTGGGCTTATGCTGATAATTGGGTTGTTGGATTTGATACGGCTCACGCAGGGGATAATGCTGAAAATTGGAGTTTAGACAAAACGGTTAATGAAACCATTAAATTATCTCAATTAATGAATAAAGTTGAAGATTACATTGAAGTTGAATTGAAAAATATCACTTCACGCATTTTCTTCTATATTGAGGGTGTGAAAGATATTATTTATTTTTATGACGGTATGGAAGATAGATTGTTTGAAACAAATGGTACGTGCTTTACGCATATTGAAACATTTATTACTCCACATAAAATTAAAATTTTATACAAATATTAAAGAGGTGATTTATGAGTGGTGAAGCTATGCTCGTTGAAGCAATCGCTGAAACATTAAAAGTTATGAAACAGGAAAATCCTATGGAAGTGTTATTAATGGCGAAAGAAGCTAAAGCTATGGCAGACGACCACAATACATATAAACGTGTGTTGAAAGCTATCGCTAAACTTATTCGTTTACACGCAAGCAACGGCAATTATGAATGTGTTGTTGAAATCAACAGGCTTGAGCCGAAAATTAATAAAGAGCGTTTAGCTTTCTTATTAAGAGATGAGGGTTACAAAGTTATTATTTTCGGTCAATCTATGCGTATTCGTTGGGGTAAATAAAATGCGACCGTTAGACATTATGATTGATGATGAAAAACGTGCGGATCTGTATAAACGCATTAATGGACTGGTTCGATTAGCGATTGAGCTTGAAATTAATTACGTAACCTTTATGGTTGGTGGCTTTACACCTAAAGAAATGGAAGAAATCCTAGCTCATATTGAAAAACAGGGGTATTCTTACCGATATTATCCGCACTTTGGCACACTTCACTTAGAATGGGGTACAAAATGACCGATTATGAAAAAGAGTTGAAAGCTCTATATGAAACAAGATCTAATTTAGCGTTAGAGTTATATAATGTTGAAACCGAAATCCGCAAATTGAATGTTAAACGTTTAATGGAGCAATACGAGATTGTGGGCGGTGAGTTAGTGGAAATCAACGGCAAACGCTATCTTATGGCAAGTTTTGAAGTGATGTGGCGAGAAAATCAGTATTACAACAATGTATTCCTGAAAGCCTACGCACTCAAAAAGGACGGTACTCCTAGCAAGGCAGTTACCACTATATATTCAAGTAAAGAACGAATTAAGAGGGTTTAAGTTATGATTAGTTATAACTGTGCAAGAAACAAAGCAGACGAAGTAAACAAATTTAATGTTTTGCTTAATAGAATATTTGCGTGTGTTGAAACAGCTTCCGAACAAGGGTTTTATCATATCGAATATACACACAAAAACGGCAATATATTACAACGTATAATCAGTTATTTTGAACGCACAGAGTTTGATGTAACGGTTGTTAATTCTTCAACAATTAGAATCTATTGGGGGTAATTATGATTACGGCAGAACAAGCTCGTAATATGCGTGTTGAACATTTAAAGTTAGTACACGAAGCAAAACGAGAGTTATCTAAATTGAGCCGAGATATTTCGGCAGTGGCTTATGAGGGTGGAAATTACATTATTAGAGAAATTTCATCAAACAATGTGATTTTAGCCCACGTTACAGAAACATTACGACAATTAGGTTATGGTTGGACGGTTGATTTAGATGTTTCTGATAAAACAGTTTTAACAATTTGGTGGTGAGTTATGATTAGTCTTGCAAATTTAAGAATGATTGCTGATAGAGAAAGCAATTTTAATGATATTGCTAAAAATTTAGAAGATAGAATGACCGAAATTGCAGATAAAGGCGGTTATTACATTGAATATTCTGATAATGATGTTGATATTGTTTCAAGATTAAGACGTTATTTTGAACGTTTAAATTTTGAAGTATCACAGAGATCTGGAACAAAAATTATAATTTATTGGTGGTAAAGGAGTTTATTATGTTATACGCAATTTTATTTGGTTTAGATTTTTATCAATCTTTAAAGACAGTGTTTATTGTAATACAAGGCTTATACTTTTTAGGATTGGTTCTATCTTTATTCATTATATCTATTTTAACAGAAGCTTATTATAGCTATGACAAAGCAGTACGAGAAAACCACGAGTATTATATAAAATTTTATCTTAGTGAAGCTATGACATATAAATTCTGTAAAGGATTTATTAAGAAATGGTGGATCGGTGTTTTAGTTACACTCACATTTTTCGCACCGTCTAAGGAAACGGTATATATTGCCACAGGACTTTATGTAGGCGAAAGTATATATAATAGCTACAAAGATACACCGCTTGCGAAAAAGGCATATAATTTAGCCGAAATGAAGCTAAATGAACTGCTAGACGAGAATTTAAATGAAAGTGGTGCTGAAAATGGCAATAGTAAAAAGTAAAATTTTTGACGGTATGCTACTTCAACTTAGATCAGACTTTGTGGACGGTGTTGCAATATACACCGTTACAGTTGAAAGCTCGAACACTACGAATATACAGCCATTGGTTAAACGCACACGCTTGCCGAGTGAAGCCGAACATGTATTTAATCTTTGGCAAGCAGGATTGCATAATGCTTGTGGAGCTTTTGTATGAATATTTTTGATTTATACGGAACGTTGCAAATATGGTTTAATGATAACGAGGGTGTATTAGTATATAAGCGTTATCCTTTAAACGAAAAATATAAGCGAAAAAATTTAAAAAATATGTTGCAAGATCTTAAAAACGGCAATATAATTGAAATCGAATACAAACACGGGAACACAGCAAGATTTTTAGGTCGTATGTGGAGTGATTTCCGAGAGAGTATTCAAATGGTGCAATATCCGAAAGAACAAAAGATTTACTTCTTTCAGAAAACCTGCGGTATTGCGAAAGAAAACTTTAAATATCTAAGGAGTGCAAATGCCAGTAGATATTATATTCAATCTGCTCCTTTCATTCGTTTTGCTAACCTTTAGTAATTACAGAGTAAAGCAGATTTTCCTCGAAGAAATCCAATTACCAGTTGCACGACAGTTAATGTGGGCTATGGTATTTATCATTAGCGGTGTGATGACTGGTGTGAATTTTATGATCTTTATTAAAACCTTATGGGGGTTATTATGATTTTAGACAAAGACTATTGGGCAACACCGCAAGATGTGGTGAAAGGTATTAGCTCTTATTGTTATGCAAAAGGGTTAATATCGTTGCCGAAGCCGACTATTGATGTATGTGCTACACCATTCAATACTAAAGTTCAAGACAATTTCATCACCGAAGAAGAAAATGCCTTAGTGGTGGATTGGGGTAAATTCGGCTTGGCTTGGTGCAATCCCCCTTATAGTCGAGGTAATGTAGGCTTATTCTTCAATCGTGCATTGGAGCAATACCGTAAAAATCAGACTGAAACAATTATGCTGTTGAACTGTGATAATGGTACAGCTTGGTTCGCTGATATTATTGCCAACGCTAAAGCGGTGATCTATGTAATGAATGGTCGGATTAAGTTTTTAGATCCTGAAACGGGTGCAGAAGCAAAAAATCCCCCTAAACCTAATATGGTAGTAGTGGTCGGTGAACGCAGTAACGATCATATTGAAACATACTACTTATCCCTTGACGAAATCTTTAAATTGGGAGCTTAAAATGCTGTATGTAATTATTGTGTTAAACATTGTAGCGTATTTTATGCACAATCAAACGCTTGTTGATGTATCTACCTATGCAGGTTGGTTTGTGTGTATTCTAAGTACATTATTTCAATTTACAGCGTTGGTGGCTATCGGGGCAGGGTATGTTAGCCTTGATGATTGTAAACCTAAACGATTTCACGCAAATTCGCTTTATGCTTATCCCCGAATTATTGCCATTTTAGTATCGTATGTTTTGATTAATGTAGGCTATCTTGGTGTGTGGTTAGCGTGTTTATGCTTTATTAAATACCTTGTGCATTTATCATACTTTAATTATAAAGAGGGTAAATAAATGAGTATTCCTAAGTCGTTACAAGTGCAGGTCGGTGGTTCGCACTACAAGAAATACCACATTCAGCCGTTAGAATACGCTGAAAAGATTGGATTAGGTGCTATGTGCTTCTGTGCGTTTAAATACGTTACACGCTACAAGGACAAGCACGGTGAAGAAGATTTGCGTAAAGCCTTACACTGCCTTGATATTTATGAGGAGTGCGGTGTAGCGAAAGAGAGTATCAAAGTTGATACTGATTACCTAATCGACTTTTTAAGTCAGTTTGATGACAATCAAGGTCAAGCCTTATTCATCATTATTCAAGCTCAATGCAACAAAGATCGCATTAAAGAAGCAAAATCTGCGATTGAAAAACTTCAAAAACTGTTAAAAGAGGGAGCAAAAATGGAAACAGTTAAATGTACATTCGAGGGCAAAAATCAAGTTAAACACGAATTATTTGTTACAATGCCGAGTGATTTCCACAAATGGACGACTGATCGTAAACAATCGCATTTTACATCACTTGGTCGTAAAACTTACGGCAAACATACAATCTTATTAGGTGTAGTAAACGTTAATACAGGTGAGGTGTATTGTGGTGAATAAATTACGCAAATGGTTTCCATTTATCAAAAACGGTAGCGAAACAGTATCAACAAATAAAGCGACTTGTGAAGAACAAAGCCGTAAAGTGAAGAATATCAATTATAATGAAGTCAAGCATAATGTTACGTATTGGGTTTGCACAATGAACGGTGTATATCCTATTCGTGGCTTAAAATTAAAACGAAATGATTGTGCGTTTATCACTAAGATTTCATTGCATAAAGGTTTCATTTATGCTACGCAGGAAGAAGCAAACTATGTATATGATTGCATTATGGGGGTGCGTAATGGTAAATAAAGCCGTTAAACCAAAGAGTGAACACGTTGAGCAAGTCGAGTTCTTTCGTTGGTGTGCCGAAGTTGCCTACGCAGGATTTGATTTAGTTGTGGGCAACGCACCGAAGCCGTATGCTGATAATTTGCGACACCCGATCAAATCATTGAAGCTGATCCACGCTATCCCGAATGGCGGTGCAAGAGGTAATGACGGTCGCACTAATATGATACGTGGTGCTATGCTGAAAGCCGAGGGAGTACGCAAGGGTGTGCCTGATATTTTCCTACCGTTTCCTTGTGGTGGTTATCACGGGCTTTACATTGAGATGAAAGTCGCTGACCGCACAAAAGGTCGGGTTAGTCAAGAGCAAACCGACTTTATGAACGAAGTAATGCAGTTGGGGTATCGTTGCGAAGTGTGCTACGGTGCAGAAGAAGCAAAACAAGCGGTGATGAAATACTATGGCTATAAAGTATAGCGTTGTAATCAGTGAACGCTCAAAGGTTGTTGTTACATACGACAATGAGTGGTACACAGCTCAACATTTCAAAAACGGTTGTAATCGTGGGCTTGAAGTTAAGCAATCACGGTCGAAAGAAGAAATTGATAAATTTATCGAAAAATTAAGAGAGGTGTTTAATGACCCGTCCTAATGCAAGTGAATTTAAAGATCGAGCGTTTGATTTAATGAGTGTTAAATTAGATGAAGTTTGTGCTACATTAAATAGTGAAAATGAAGATTTTATTTTTTATGTTAAAGATAATACAATCTTCTTAGATTGTTCTGATTATTCGCCAAGAGATGTTGCAATTTTTAAAATGTAATGCAGATTGGTTAAAAATTTAAAATAATTATTGACAAGTGTAGTTAGCTGTTTATAATTGCACTTGTTGATTAACAACAAACTAACTTAATATAAAGGTGCAAATTATGATTAAATTAACTCAAAAAGAATTAGAAGTATTAGAAGCTATTGGTTCATATCAACCAGTAGAGGGTAAACCGAACTTCACCACTTCAACCAGTAATAAAGCGATTGTTGCTCTTGAAGCACAACAATTAATTCAAACACGCAAAAAAGGTATTCACATTGAAGCTGCATTGCTTGATTTAGGTGTGGCTGTTTTGAAAGCCGAAGTAGAACACGAAATTGTAACTTCTCACGAAGCTGAAAAGTTTGAGCCTGAACAGCCAGAGCCAGTTGCGGAAGCTGAAAGCCAATTCGTGTTAGAGGACAATGTGCCAATTCCTAACTTACGCAGTCGTGCGAAAAAACCTGTGCCATACCCATTAGACAAAATGGAAATCGGTCAATCATTTTTCGTGCCAGTAGAAGATAAAACAGCCGACCTTGCAAAAGTTCGTGCGACATTCTCTACTAAGATCACCCACGCTAAGAAAGCGTTAGGTTTAACTGACCGAGTATTCCATACTGGCGTTGATCCTGAACAGTTTGGTTTGCGTGTGTGGCGTAGAGGTTAATAAGTAAATTTTAAAGGCTTGGATAAATTTTCAAGCCTTTTTTTTATTGCATTAATGAAAATCCCTGATTATAATCCCATATAACGGTGATAATTAGGGAATTGTAGAATGTTGAGTAAAAATTCTGTTATTGATCGAACATTAAACGACAGTTCGACAATGTGGAGTATGTTTACAGGTGTTTTTGGTTCATTTACGGCAGGGGAATGGTGTTTAATTATTACAGCTATCATTACCGTGTTAAATTTTGCGAAAAATTGGTATATTGATATGCGTAAATTGAAGATGTATGAAGAAGAACACAACGATAAAATGAAACATACAGACAAAATTAAACATAAGGACTATGATGATGAAAACTAAAATTGCAAGAGCAGGACGAGTAGGTGGAGCAGGTGCGATTATTTGCTCAGTTGGCGTTGTTGTAGGCATTATGTATAACAATTTAGAGAAAGGTACGTTAGATTATCCTTTGCGTGTTACTCCTGAATTTGTGCAGGATATGACAGGTAAATTTGAGGGTTGCCGTTTCAAAAAATATAAAGACGGTGGCGGTATCGACACAATCGGAGTTGGTACGACTTCTGCTATTTGTGGGGAAATCACGAAGAACGAATTTACCTACGAAGAAATCGCTAAATGGCTTAACAAAGGTTTATGGGAAGCCGAACAATGCGTAAATAACAACTTTAAGGGTGCATTGTTACCGCAACGTGTGTTTGAAAGCCTTGTAGATATGGTTTATAACAACGGTTGCACGGCTGTTAGCAACAACAAAAACGGTCAAATGACTAAGATCCGCAGATACGCATTACAGCAAAATTATACCGCACTTTGCAACGGTTATATGGACTGGACTTATGGGCGTAACGCCAAAGGTCAAAAGGTGCAAATTAAAGGTTTATATTTACGTAGATTAGCTAATAAAGAATGGTGCTTACGAAATGACTAAATATATCGCTATGGCTCTTTTTGCAGTGGTATCAGTCCTAACAATTATTGGATTGTGTATGCACGTTGGCGAACAGAACGCATTAATCAAAGAGCAGGCTAACGAAATTGAAACGCTGAAAGTTGAGCAGGAACGCACAATCAAGGCTTACGAAGAAGATATTGCTAAACGAGAAAAGAATACTAAAACTCGTAAAGCAGTAATTAAAGAGATTATCAAGGTGGTCGGCAATGAAAAATGTGTTAATGATCCTATTGACAGCACTATTATTGACAGGGTGCAACAGCACAACAAAACTAAGTAGCGTTATCCCTAGTTGCCGTGTGCCTGACGATATTGAGCAAGGTGCTAAATGGATTGACTTACTCGACAAATACTTAGAAACACGATCTGAATTAGTGCAGTGTGCCGAGAAAGTGGAGCGACATAATGGCAGTAAATAATTGGGATATTGTTGCTCAATTTTTCTCACCCGAAGAAATCAAAGGGCTTAAAGATTTATTTGCCCGTTTAATGGTGAAATACCACGAAAACACAGACAGCATTTTGCAGGATAAAGAGTTCGTTTATCAAGTGCGAGATGTTGCTTGTAGGCTATATATCATTAATGAATGGCGATTTGACAAAGAAGTAGAGCAACGAATTTTACACTACCAGTCAGAGGGGCTTGAAACGATCTTGCCGAACAAAATGCAAGTAGCAGGAATGTATATGGAACTAGCTAAACGCTCTATCGGTACACGAGATAAAATCTTAGCCCTTGAAGCCTATTCTAAAATTATGGGATTTGATCGAGATGATACTCAACGACAAACAGGTGCAACGCAAAATGTTATTTTGGTAACGGATAACGGCACAGATATGAGTTGGGAAGAAAAATTAGCAAGCAATCAGCTTACTTTACAGAAAAAGGCTGATAGTGTATTAGGTTTAGATGATGACGAAGATTTTAAGCACTAACCGAAAAATAATTTGGCAACCTATCCCGAATAGCAGTCAAGAGTTGGCAGTAGATACACGGTGCAACGAAACATTATTGTGCGGTACACGTGGCGGTGGTAAAACTGACTGCCAATTAGCGAGTTTTGCTAAATATGTTGGTGTGGGCTATGGTCGATACTGGCGAGGGATTATTTTCGATCAAAAGAACAAATCATTGAACGATATTATTTCTAAGTCATTAGCTATGTTTAAGCCTATGGGTGGTAAATATAACATTGTTGAAAAGACTTGGACTTTTCCTGACGGTGAAACATTGAGATTTGCCATTTTACGTTTAGATGAAGATTATTGGAACTTTCACGGTAACGAATTTTCCTATATCGGCTTCAATGAGCTTACAAAATACCCGACTTCATACCTATATGACGCCATTCAATCCTGTAACCGTAGCGGTTTTATGCCTGAAAAGCATATCCAGTACACGGCTGACGGCAAACCATACCTATTACCGCCTATTCCGTTAATGGTGTTTTCGACTACTAACCCACACGGAGCAGGGCATAACTGGGTGAAACGCAGATTTATAGATGTTGCCCCATACGGTACAGTTGTTAAGAAAACAGACAAAGTGTTTAACCCGAAAACACAAAAAGAAGAACTTATTACACGCTCACAGGTAGCTATTTTCAGTTCTTTTATGGAAAACCCATACCTTGACCCTGTTTATATCCAATCGCTTTTAAATTACCCCGACCCGAACATTCGCAAGGCTTGGGCTAAAGGCTCTTGGGATATTACCAGTGGCGGTGCAATAGGTGATTTGTGGGATAGCCGAGTTCATATCATTAAACGCTTTAAAGTGCCGAGTGGTTGGTATCTTGACCGCACTTTCGACTGGGGTAGCTCGCACCCGTTTTCTGTGGGTTGGTGGTGTCAATCAAATGGTGAAGAAGCAGAAATTTTACTTGATAATGGTGAATGGATTAAGTTTTGTCCGCCAGCAGGTTCATTAATTCAGCTTTATGAATGGTATGGTACAGGTGAAATTGGTACAAATAAAGGCTTGTTAATGAGTGCGACCGAAATTGCCAAAGGTATTAGAGAGATTGAGCAAGGATTGCTTGACGGTGAATGGATTAGCCGACTTCCTAATTCGGGTTCTGCTGATAATCAGATTTGGAATAAAGTCAATACTGATACGGATTGCATAGCTGAATTTATGGAACGAGAGGGTGTGTATTGGGAAAAATCGGATAAAAGTAGCGGTAGCCGTAAAAATGGTTTACAATTATTGCGAGAACTTTTAAACAATACATTGAAGAAAGATCCTGAACGACCACATATTTATTTTATGAGTAATTGTGTGGCGAGTATTGCAACATTACCTGTATTGCCTAGAGATGAAAAAGATCTAGATGATGTAGATACCAATGCAGAAGATCACGCTTACGATATGGTACGATACCGTGTATTAGACGGTAAACGAAATGGCTCAATTACTTTTGAGGTTGAATATTAATGGCTAGTACAAATGCAAACGGCACAATCGGAGTAGGATTTATTCGTAAAGAAATTACGAGTAAACGTAATGAATGGGCTGTTATCCGAGATTGTTTAGAGGGTGAGCAGACAATTAAATCTAAGGGATTTACTTATTTGCCTTACCCTAGTACAAACAGCAAAGACGAAAATTGCACCAATGAAAACGATCCACGCTATATGGCATACAAAGATCGTGCTAATTTTATGAACGTAACCCGTAGAACGATTTACGAACTATTGGCACAAGTTTTCATCAAAGCCCCTGTTGTTGAAGTAAATAACAGCAAAATTATGCAATTATTGCTTGACAATGCAAGCGGTAATGGTATCAGCTTAGAGCAGTGTGCTAAAACTTCCCTTAAATATTCGTTGGCATACGCATATAGCGGTGTGTTAGTGGACTTCCCCTCAACTGAAAAAAGTGTGAGTGTTAAAGATTACAATGAGGGTGTTTACCGTCCGACAATCACACCGTATAGCCCGTTTGCTATCCGTAATTTCCGTGTTAAAGATGTGGGTGCAGAAGAACGACTTGTGCTTGTGGTATTGCAGGAAAACACTTGGGAATACGACAGCGACGGTTTTGAAGTGAAAGAAGTGCCGAGTTTACGAGTATTGCGATTAGATAGCAATAATGAGTATGTGCAATCCATTTACAAGTCAAAAGACACCAATTATCACGGCGATATTGTAGGTTGGGATCTTGTATCAACTACAAAACCGACTACCGCAGACGGCAAGCCATTAAACGAAATTCCGTTTTATTTTATCGGTATGGAAAATAACAACCCATATCCTGATAATCCGATTATGTATGATCTTGCAACGCTTAACGTTTCGCATTATCGCAATAGTGCCGATTATGAAGAAACAATGTTTGTTGCAGGTCAAGCAACCTTGTTTGTGAGTGGTTTAAATACGCAAGACAACGGCAAAGCACCGAGCATTAAAATGGGTGTAACTGGCGGTATTAACCTGAAAAACGGTGGTACAGCAGGTCTTTTACAAGCCAAAGCTGATAGCGGTTTAGCCGAAGCTATGGAAAAGAAAGAACGTGCTATGGCGAAGTTCGGGGCTAAATTCCTTGAAACTGACAATGTGGCTAAAACTGCATATCAAGTCAAGGTGGAAAACCCATCACAAGGTTCAATCTTGGCAAACTGTGCAGACAACGTTTCGAGTGCCTACACAAAAGCACTGAAATTTGCTCACAGTCTTGTGAATTTGCCTGACGACAAGGTTGAATTTGAGTTGAATACTGATTTTGAATATAATCGTGTGGGTACAGACGAACAAAATCAAATCATTAATGCTTGGGTTGCAGGTGCAATTTCGTTTACCGAAATGCGAGCGGTATTGAAACGTGCAGGTACGGCTACACAGACTGATGAAGAAGCTATGGCTGAAATCAAGAAATATCAAGCCGAGAAACAAGCAGAAGAATTAAAGCTTGCCGAAAAGCAGGCTAAAATAGGTGGCGATAACAAGCCGAATACACAAACCAATAAAGGTGCAGAAAAATGAAATTAAAACGTAAAATCACAAAGGCTGAATTTGAAGCATTATCAGAAGTGCAACAAGGTTTATATGTTGCAGATAATGATGATTATGTGCTTGACATTGAAGATAGTGCTTTCGAGAACTTAAAAAGTGAGAAGAAAGCAATTCAAGATAAGCTCGCTAAATACGAAGCCGAAGAAGAAGAACGTATCCGTAAAGCCGAAGAACGTGCTAAAAAGAAAGCACTAGAAGAATACGAAAAAGCTAAAGACGACAAAGATATTGAAGCTATTGAGAAGTCTTGGCAAGAAAAATACGATAAATTGAACGCTGAAAAAACGGCTTCTGACGAACGCTATTCTAACTATGTGAAAAAAGCATTGATTGATACAGAAGTTATGCGTATGGCTAATGAAATCTCAACCGCTCCTGCGTTGCTTGCTCCACACATTCGCAGTCGTTTAGATGTAGATTTTACTGGCGAACAGCCTAAATTGATTGTGCTTGACAATAACGGTATGCGATCTGCTAACACTGTTGCAGAATTGCAGAAATCTTTTATTGACAACAAAGATTTTAATGCTATCATTAAGATCACTACTGCTAATGGCGGTGCTAATAGCGGTAAATTCACAGAAACTCCTCACAATAGCGGTGCTAGTGGTGAAGTCAAACTAAGTAATTTAACTGACGAACAACTGGCACAGCGATATAAAGCCAGTTCTGATAGTCAATAGAAAGGAACAAAATTATGGCTTTAACTCAAACGCAGGTATTTGAAAATACCGTCTATAATGTGGGTAAAGATTTGCTCAAAGAAAACGTTGAAGTGTTTAACGGACACTCAAACGGTGCAATCGTTTTATCACACCAATCAATTCAAGGTGATTTCGCACAAAGTCTTGATTTAGTGTTAGGTAACGATTTAATCAAATCTCGTAACCCGTATGCACAAACAGCATTAACCGATAAAGGCTTCACTCGCCAATCAGATAACATTGTTAAACTCGGTATGGGCTTAAATCCAATCTCTTGGACTAATGCTGAATTTAACTGGGTTAAACAAAATCCTGAATTAGCAGGTGTGAAAATCGCTCGTGCTATGGCAAATCAAACTATGCAACGTATGGCTGAATTTGCTATCGGTTCTGTTGCAACCTGTTTGAACAAAAACGTTAAAGTTAAACGTGAAATTGCACCAACTGCTAAAATTTCACATAACGATTTCGTGCAGGCTCTTGCTCCTATGGGCGACCAATTCAACAGTATCGAATTGTATGTAATCCATTCAAGCACATACTTTGAATTATTGGAAACCACATTCAAAAATGCTGAACGTTTGTGGGTATTTGGTGATTTCACTGCTATGAAAACGGCATTAGGTCATACTTTCTTAATTACCGATAACAAAGGTTTATTAGGCACTAACGCTGTTTACAGCTTAGGCTTGAAAAAACATTCTGTATTAGTTGGTACAGAAAACGACTTTGCACACGCAACTGTGCCGATCACAGGTCAAGAAAACTTGGCATATCGTTATCAAGCAGAGTGGACAAGTGCGTTGAAAGTTGCTAACTATCGTTATAAAACTGGCGATAATATGAATGGTTTAACCTATTCTGCGGTAACTACGGCAACAAACTGGGAAGCAATCTCTAACGAAGCCAAAGACGAAACTGGTGTAATTATCGTTAAGAAAACAGCTTAATGCAGTCAGCAAGGGTGAGTAGCTTAGGTGAAAGCCCTTTTAAAAAGGTATTAAATGATGAAAAAACCTAGTATTGCAATCTTTTGCGTTAGTAATGAGCAAACGGAAGAAGAATTAGCGTTATTTCAAAAATACGCATATTACTCGCCTGTTGGCTACAATGTTAGTAACCTATCAGACGGTGATTTTTTAGTGTTTGACGGTGCTTGTGGTGCTGTGCCTGAACGTTATCAAGGTGTGCCGACCGCAGATGAAATCATCAAACAATATGAAGATTATCTCGCAACGTTAGGTGTTGCAGTCGGTGGCAAAGCTCCTGAAGCCCCTAAACGTGGACGAGCAACAGCTTCTGTTGGTTTTAGCGAAGAATAAGGTACAGGAAAATGGCTGAATTAATTGTTGAAGATATGACAGGATTAGAAAATGCTAACTCTTATTGTAGTGTGGCAGAATATCGCACATTTGCAGAATTGAATGATTACGATCCGTTAGAAGATAAAGATTTAGCCGTTTTCCTTGTGCGAGCCACAAACTTTGTAGATAGATTAGAAAATATTTTTGTAGGCAAAAGGCTAAACTCCTCACAGTCTTTGGCTTTCCCTAGAGTGATTGAGGGATCTTGTAGTAAAACTCCGCACCTTTATCCAATGAGCAACCTCAAAAAAGCAGTTCTCTATGCAGTGGTGGCTCAAAGCGAGGGGTTTAGCCTATTACCTACAACAATCTCTAAAGATGATTATATCTCTAAAGAGAAAATTGAGGGTGCGTTAGAAGTACAATATTCTAGCGAATATTTTAGCAAAAACTTGTTATCTAGATTTCCTATAATTGAGAGTTATTTATCGGAATATTTAAGTAGCAACATATTACAGTTGAGTATTTATAGATAATGGGAAATCCTTTATATTTACGATTTAACCTTTTAGCTAAACGTTTAATCAAAAAATACGGATATAGCAAGGTTAAATTGGTACAGCAAACTAAAACAGGTAATTCTTGGGAAAACGACTTTACAGAAAGGACGTATCTCACAGATTGCTTGATTGTGCCGTCTAGTAAATATTCAAGAGAAACATATCGGCTTAATGGTGGAAAGGATATAGTGGAAAATAACTATGTGGCATTTATACCGCACACTACCTTTAAGCCGACACTTAACGATAAAATTGTTACTAAAAACGAAGAATATACGATTGCGAGCGTTATTGCGATTAATCCTGACGGTTCGCAAGAGATTATCTACAAACTGGAACTTAAATAATGAACGCTATTGAAAACACAAATGCGTTGTTTACGTTTTTAGAAACAACATTACAAAATCTCTTTAAAGAAAAGGATTTAAAGGTAGAATTGTTATGGCATAGTAACGTATTACCTGAAAATAATCCGAATATTTGTAGAGTTTATGTAAATCGTAGAATTGTAAACGAAGAACAAGACACACTGGCAATTAATGTAGCCGAAATGGGTAGAGTACGCTATAATACGCAAGGCGTGTGTGTTGTTAGCTTTTTTACGCCACGCTCTATTAATGGTGGTTATGCAAAAACCGAATGGATTGCACAGGCACTTAAAAATGCTCTACGCAGAGAACGCTTTAAATGTTTGTGGGTACGTAACGTTACAGCAACCCCCTTTAATATGGAAAACAATAGCTATCGGTATGACCTATCGTTTAGCTATGAATTTGACGAAATCGTTTAAGGTACAAAATTATGGCAACTTGTGAAACGAAAAAAATTGATAGTAACGTAGTAGGTCTAAATTATGCCGAAGAAGAATGTTTAGGTGTATTGCCGACAGATCCGAAATGGTACGCATTAGAGCCGAATAGTTATTCAGACTTTGGCGGTGAATTATCAACGGCAAGTCGATCTCCTATTTCTGCGAGCCGACAAAACAAGAAAGGTGCTGTAACGGATTTATCCGCTAAAGCAGGTTTTGAGTTGGACTTTACCCACACTGCGTTGAATGACCTCTTACAAGGTTTATTCTTTGCAGATATGCGTAAAAAAGCAGAATTACCTGTATCTGCTGTTACAGCAACTGGTTTTACAGTGGCAGGTAATAGCAAAATCAAGGCAAATGATATTGTTTTAGCGAGCGGTTTTACTACTCCTAGCTTAAACAAATCGTATGTGGTAACTGGTGCAACGGCAACTGAAATTGCAGTCGCAGGTGTTACTCAAAAAGCCGAGAAAGGTACAGTGCAGGTCGTAGGACACTCTTTCAGTGCAAACGATCTGAAATTTGTAGTAGATAACCAAATCTATGCAATCCAATCAACCGCTAAAAACTTAACTGAGTTAGGCTTAATTGCAGGTGAATGGATTTTCGTAGGTGGCGACAATGCAAATGAACAGTTTGCAAACGTTAAACCATTCTACGCACGAGTAGAAAGCGTTACTGCTAATAAAATCACATTCGATAACGGCACATTCCCTGACGGCTTGGCAACTGATAACGGTACAGGTAAAGCTATCAAGGTGTTTGTGGGTACTGTTATCAAAAATGAAAACGATCCTGCGAACATTAAACGCAGAAGTTATACATTCGAGCGAACTCTTGGTAAAGTTGCTTCAACCAATCAAGATCAAGCTGAATATGTAACAGGTGCGGTTTTCGGTGAGTTTTCATTCAAAGCAAGTCAAGGTGAATTTGCGAAAGCTGAATTAACCTTTACGGCAACCGACAGTCAATATAAAACTGGTGCATTACTTTCCAACGGTAAACTAACTTCTGCTAAAGGTGAAAGTGCGTTTAATACGGCAGTTGATATGCGAGCTATGCGTTTAAGCCTTGTTGATAAGACTAAAACGGTATCTGCTCCATTATTCGCTTACTTAACCGAACTTTCGTTAGAAGTGAACAACAACTTATCTGAAAATAAAGCATTAGGCGTTTTGGGAGCTATGGACGTTAGTGCAGGCAATTTCGAGGTAAAAGGTTCTACAACTGCTTACTTTGCGACAACCGAAGCACAACAAGCCGTCCGTAATTATTCAGATGTTGGTTTAAGTGCAATCTTTGCGAAAGAAAACATTGGCTTTTTATTTGACATTCCTCTACTTGGTCTAGGTGGCGGTCAAAACAGTGTGGAAAAAGATAACCCAATTACTACTGCTCTTGATATTCAAGGTGCGGAAAATAAAAATGGTTATACTTTAATGTATGTTACATATCCATACTTGCCAACTGTGGCTATGTAGTGTAAACTTAAAACCGCTTAGAGAAATCTAGGCGGTTATTTTATCAATTTAATAAATAAAGGTGCAAAAATGAAAGCAGTAAATATTTACGCTAAATATCAAACAGACAGCGATTTAGAGTTAAAAACTGGTGCTAAATTCTATATTGACGAAGAAGCAGATAGCTATATCTTAGTTAAACGCTTAACAGGTCGTAACAAAGAATTAATGAAAGCACAGGCTGAATTAGATAAAGAACTAGGTGATCGACAAGACGAAGATGCAGGTAAAAAACGCCTTGCTCTTTATGTAGATCAATTAGTTGTGGGTTGGCACAATATTGCAGGTGCGGACGGCAAACCTTTAGAATATACCCCTGAAACAGCAAAACAGGTGCTTTTAGATTTACCTGACTTGCTCGATTTAGTGGTTGCATTTACCACAAACGCTGAAAACTATCGTGTGGTAAACGTAGCAAAAAATTAGTAGAGGTATTGCTTTATCAAATTAAACACGGCAAGCACGAGCAGGCATTAATCGAAATGGTTAGGAAGAATGGTGGTGAATTGCCTGATTTGATAAAAAACAAACCTACACTTTTAAACGAGGGCTTGCAGTTTTATTTGCAAGCCTTTTTTACGTTAGAAAGTGAGCGTTATCCGAGCCAGTACGGACTTATGCCAATACCTATTACGAAAATTATCGAATATGGTCGTTTTTTAACTTATTCGGACTGTGAAATGGACGATTTTATCTATATAATAAAAGAGTTAGATCACGCTATATTAGAATACTGGAATAGCAAAAATGCGAACGCTACATAAAGCATTTACGAAGCAAAAGCAAGACATCAAACAACGAGCCAACGTAGCTAAAATTAGGTTGGCTCAAGCTGTTGCTTTCAATTTGATAATGGAAACGCCTGTTGATACTTCTACCGCACTTTCAAACTGGCTTGCAGGCATACGCAATCCAAAGTCTAAGAAAGTGAAAGCTCATTTTGTAGGCATTGACGGTTCTACTTATAGTCAATCTTCCTCTATGGCTTATGCCGTTGCAAACACTGTTATACAACGAGCAAAAGTAGGTCAAACAATCTTTATATCTAACAATATCGAATATATCAACTTGTTAAATCAAGGTTATAGCAAGCAAGCACCTGTAAATTTCATTGAATTAGCAGTTGCTAAATCTGTAAATCAATTAAAAGGTATGAAATTATGAGTGATATTCAAGCAAATGTAGTTATCAATGATAAGATTGATAAGAACATTGAAATAAAACTCACAGCACTTGCTGATAAATCCTTAAAAGCAAGTGATAATATCACACGCTTAAATAATGCAATTAAAAATTTATCTGTAAATAATATTAACGCAGTTAAAACCGCTTTGCAAGGTTTAAGTAATATAAATCCGCTTAAAAATGTAAATTTAGGTGCGTTGCAACTCGTAAATAGTATTAGTAAAAGTCAAGTCGCATTGGCACAAGCAAATGCTAGTATGGCGAAAGCTCAACTTGCAAGCCAACGATTAGCAAGTGAACAAGCCCGAACAGCAAGTATTGCTCAACGCAGTGCAGATCAACAAGCTATTGCAAGTGCAAGAATTGCTGAAATTAAAGCAAGAGAGCGTGTGGCAGAAGAACGTTTGGCTTCCGCTAAAGCTCTAACCGCACAACGACAAGCCCGTTTGGACGAAATCACTAGACGATCTGCTAACGGTATCAAAGTCTATCAAGGCGGTTTGCTTGGCTTATTTGCAACGATTAATAACGTTACCGCAGGTTTAGCTAACTTTGGCAAATTCATTGATTTTGGCGACACTTATCAACGCTCAATTAACAAATTAACGTTAGTAACGAAGTCGGCAGAAGAAGCTCGAAATCGCTTGACAGCCTTATCAACAGGTGCATTAGCAAGTTACGGTAATCTTGAAAGTTATACCGCACTTTATACCCGTTTAGATATGGCGTTGAAGAATGTAGGTGGTACAGCAAGCGAAGCTATGGCTGTTACACAAACATTGTCTAAAACGGTTGCATTGGCAGGTTTAACATCAGCCGAAGCAAGTTCAGCTTTACTACAAATCTCACAAGCATTTAACAAAGGCAAATTGGACGGTGATGAATTCCGCACCGTTATGGAAACTATGCCTCCACTTGCTGACGCTATCGCTAGAGAAATGAGCCGTGCAGGAAACGGTGTTAAAATTCTGCGTGGGGATTTACTTAAATTAGCCCCTAAAGGTGCAATTACAGCCGAAGTGATGAAACGTGCCGTAATTTCTATGGCAGAAGAAATCGACAGCCGATTTGCGAAACTCACCCCTACTGTGGGAATGGAGTTAGAAAACCTTAAAACAAAAGCGACTGTATTCTTTGGTTCACTCTTTAAAGACGAGGGTATCGGTAGCGGTATTAATAGTGCTTTACGATTGATCGGGGATAATCTAGGTACTATTACTAAAGTTGCTATTGTGGCAGGTAGTGCAATCGTTGGTGCGTTTGCGGTCAAACATCTTGTAAATATGAGTACATATTTATTACAAGTTAGTACAACTTTTGCCACATTACGCACACAGGCTCTTGCTTCCAGTACAGCAATCGGTTTAACTAATACAGCCTTAAAATCAACCTACGCTTGGACGACAGCATTATTCAACACTATTAAAGCTAGTCCTATGGGCTTGCTCCTAACTGGTGTATCACTCTTGACCGTTGCGTTAGAGGGTTTATTCTCGCTTACTGGTAATGAGCTTTTCCCGAATTTTGACGAAGATAAAGCACAGCTTGACGACTATTTAAGCCGACTAACAGACGTATCAGATCAAATGGCAACTATGAGTAGTATCGCTATTGATCGAGAATACGACAAAACCGAAAAAGCTCTACAACAACTCAATGCTGAAAGTGAAAAATATCGCAAGGAAATGGAGCAACAAGAAGCGATATTAGAGCGTAACAAACAAGCACAGAAATTTGAGCAAGAGCAAAGTGTATGGCGGTTAGCGTATATCAATGAATATGATAGTGCTATCCAAAGTTTAGCTTTGACCGAAGAAAAAGCGTTAGATGTGCGTATCAAACACGCAGAAGCCGAAGAACACTACAATAAAGCGAAAGCTGACAGTAGCCGTGTAGTTGAAGCTCAATTACAGTTATTGATTGAGCAGAAAGATCGTCTCGATAACTTAAACAAAGTTATTGACGAGGGAACAACTGCTAATAAGCACTCACAATCAGAGATTGACAATGCGAAAGTGCGTGTAGCCGAAATTACAGAGCGTTACGGTGATTTAAACGCTAAAATCGCACAAATGATTGGGTTGCTCAACACACTATCAGCCGATAAATTTAGCGGTGTAGCAGGAACAGCATTAGCTGTGGGTGAACGAGTTGCTAACTTGAAGCTTAAAGTTGCACAAGAGAAAATCAATGCACAAGCGGTTACTGATTTCACTAAGCGAAAAGAAAGCCTTGATCTTGATCTAAAAATCGTTAAAGCTCGACAAAGTGGTAATAAAGAATTGGAACGCTCTTTACAAGTTGAGAAGAAATTAGCAAATTTATCTCACTTAAAAGAAGTTACAACAGACGGTCGATTAATCAAAGATCCGAAAACGCAAACCAGTGCTTATGATGAATTAGCTAAACGAGAAAATGAACTCCTTACAAGAGAAGATAGTTTAAAAGAAGCTAAATCTGCTAAAAAAGGTGGTTCTAAAGGTTCTCAAAAATTAAGCCCACACGATAAAGCGTTGCAAAAATTAAACGAGTTTAAACAGGGTTTAGTTGATGAAAACAATCTTTTATCGCAAGGTTACAGTCAATATGAGAAATATCAATCTCTATATAAATTGAAAGCAGAAATCCAACAAAAAGGTGTAGATTTATCAAATCAAGAATTAAATGCTATGAAAGAGCAGATTGATTTGAATACTAAACTTAAAGAGTTGGCACAAGAGATTAACAAGCTCGAAGAAAATAGTGTAGGTAAACAAAGAGAGAAAGTGCAGTTGCAATTACAAGCGATTGCTCAATCGAATTTGAGTGCAGGTGAGAAAGCAGGTGCAGTTGATAAGGTTTACAAAGATCAAGGTGTAACAACTGGTGTAAATCAAGGTGTGCAAGGTATTCAAAACGAGTATGCGTTGCGTATGGAATTGCTAAGACAATACCACGAGCAAGCTAAAACTTCTGAATTTGAATTCCAACAAGAAATGCTTGGTTTATCAATGGCGAGTGAGCAAGCTAAATACGATCAACGTTTAGCTAACTTGCAAAATATGGGTGCGTTAGGTCAAGCCACAGCAACCGCTTTTGAGAGCTTTACAAGCAATGCCACAAATAGCTTAATGAACGTTTTAAATGGTACAGAGAGCATTGGTGGTGCTATGCGTAATTTAGCAACTACAATCCTAAATGATGTTGTTAAATCTATTGTAACAATGGGGGTGAAATGGTTAGCTCAACAAGCTATGCAATTAGCCTTTGGTAAAACCGCAGAAGCAACACAATTAGCAAGTGCCAGTGCGTTATTAGCTGTGTATAGCCCATTAGCAACCGCAGTATCTCTTGCAAGCTATGGTGCAAACTCTGCTCCTGCTATGGCAGGTATGAGTTCAGCATACGCATTAGGTAAAACACTATCTATTGCAGGTGCAAGACGAAACGGTGGTTCAATTAGTGCAGGTGAGTTATATCAAGTTGGTGAGGGTAACGCCCCTGAAATTTATCAGTCTAATAGCGGTCGCCAGTATATGATCGCAGGTGATAATGGTCGAGTATTCTCAAATCGTGAAGTAACAGGTGGTGGTAACGGTGGTACAACTATCATTCAAAATATCACATATCAAGGCAGTGGTGATGAAGTGCAAGATAAACGTACTATGCAAAACTTGTCTAATTCACTTAGAGCAACTATACTTGATGTTATTAGAAGCGAAAGCCGTGTAGGTGGCGAATTATCGAGAGGTTGATAATGGCATTAGAGAAATTTAGTTATACAGTAGAAGCAGGGGTAGGCGAGAGTTTTAGCCCTAAAATCTACAAAGTACAGTTTGGCGACGGCTACATTCAGCGTAGCAAAAAAGGTATCAATAACATTCTGCGAGAATTTTCGGTAACGTATAAAGGTGTGTGGGGTGTTACTATCCGAAATGGTAAACCTGTTATTGCAAATCAAGGTGCGTATGACGAGATGAACGCAGTAGAAGAATTTTTATTGCGACACGAGGGATACAAAGCCTTTTTGTGGGATAGCTTCCGCAAACATAATCAAGGCAATCCTATTAAAGTTGTGTGTGAGAATTGGTCGATCGATCGACAAAATGGTTACGGCACAATTAATATGACTTTTACGGAAACATTGTAATATGCCTTTAAATATTCCTGATAAGTTAAAACTTGATCTTGCTTCACTTGAACAAGATACAATGCTTGAATTGTATGAGATTGATCTAACCAATTTAACTAACAGAAACGGTCAAAGAGGACAGATTATTCGCCTACATAATGGTATGAATGAAGTCAAGCAAAATGTGGTGTGGCTTGGTAATGAATATCAAGCTTATCCAATACAAGGTAGTGATTTTGAGAGTAAAGCACAAGGGGCAAGCAACCGTCCTAAATTAGCTATCTCTAATCTTTTTGGCTTAGTTACAGGTATGGTTAATGATTTTGGCGATTGTTTAGGTGCAAAGGTAACACGTACACGAATTTATGCTAAATATCTTGACCCTGTAAATTTTGTTGGCGGTCAAAATCCACAGCACGACAAAAATATGAAAGTTAGTTCAATCTATTATATTGAGCAGATGACTAGCCAATCAGCAGAAAGTGCAACATTTACGTTGGTTATCCCGACAGAATTTGATAATATAATGTTACCTGCTAGAATGATGATGGCTAATACTTGCTCTTGGGTATATCGAAGTGCTGAATGTGGCTATACTGGTGGGGCGGTGGCTGACGAAAAAGATCAGCCTACAACAGACATTAAAAAGGATAAATGCTCTAAGTGCCGTACTGGTTGCAAATTACGCAACAATATCCGCAATTTTGGTGCATTTATAGCGATTAATCACCTATGAAAACGATTGAAGATGAAATTTTAGCTCACGCAGAAGCTGAATATCCAAAAGAAAGTTGTGGGTTCGTAGTCAATAGTAACGGACGACAAATTTATATTCCGTGCAAAAATGTAGCTGATGACCCTGAAAACTTTTTTGAGATTGCTCCCGAAGAAGTCGCAAAAATCTATATCAATTATGAGCCGTTGGCGGTGGTACATTCACACCCTGACGGCACTTCTTATTTATCGACAGATGACCGCGCTTATCAAGTAAACACTAATCTTGATTGGTGGTTAGTATGTGATAACAAAGTTCACAAATTCCGTCCTATTCCCCCATTATTAGGCAGAGAATTTAAACACGGTGAATTAGACTGCTATACAATTTTTCGGGATTGCTATATGCTTGCAGGAGTGAATTTGCCTGATTTTGAGCGAGAAGATAAATGGTGGTGGCATGATCAAAATCTCTATCTTGATAATTTAGAGGCTAACGGCTTTTATAAAGTTGAAACGCCTGAAATTGGCGATATAATCTTAATGCAAATTCAATCAGATGTGCCTAATCACGTTGGTGTTTATGTAGGCAATCAAATGATACTTCACCATATCACAAACCGTTTGAGCAAACGAGATTTATATGACGGTTATTGGCAAAATTCAACACATTCGATTTGGCGGTATAAATGGAAATCACAATTAAACTTCAAGGCAATCTTAAACGATTTGGAAATGAATTTAAGATAAATGCCGATAAAATCAAAGAGGGTATGAGTTCTCTTTTGACACAAATTGCAGGATTTAGACTTGCTATTCAGCGTGGCGAATTTCACGTTATTGTGGGCGACAAAGATTTAACAAATGATAGCATTTTCCCTAACTTTGATGAAATGCTAACAGAAGATACAACAGTTACACTTATTCCTGCTATTCGTGGCTCTAAGGGCAGTATGGGTGTATTTAGTATTGTAATTGGGGTTGTCCTGATCGCAGCTTCTTGGTGGGCAGGCGGTGCGGCAGGTTGGGGTTATTTAGGGGCGCAAGGTTTCGCAGGAGCAACAGCCACATTTATGGCAGGGGTTGCAATGATTGCTAGTGGTGTAGCCACAATGCTGACACCTACACCTAAAATGGGTGATTTGAAAACAGGTGAAGATAGGGAAAAACGGTCAAGTACCGCTTTCTCAAACACTTCAAATATGGTTGCACAAGGGCGACCTGTACCTATTGCAGTCGGTGAAATTATGACAGGCTCACTCACTATCTCTAAAGGTACAAAAACTTATACGGTGAATAAATACGTACCCGAAGAACAGAAGAAACGTGGCAGATTTGGTTTAGGAAGAAGATAATATGTTTAAATATACAGTATTAAATAATATGTTAATTCCAGTTATTCGTGGTGCGAAAGGCGGTGGTGGCAGTTCCCACACCCCTGTTGAAGCTAAAGAGAGCGGTCGCAGTCATCAAATAATGGAGTTTGTAGAAGTCATTTCTGAGGGTGAAATCTACGGCTTAGTTGATGATATGAAAAGTGTATATCTCGACAAAACTCCTATTGTCAATCCTGACGGCACATTCAACTTCAAAAACATTATTTTAAAAGGTGTAGTTGGTACACAAGATCAAGATGTGTTAGCAGGTTTTAGTTCTGCTCAACGAGAGGTGGCTGTTGGTACAGAAGTTAAAAAAGATAAGCCTATCACCCGAAGAATTACAGACAAAAATATCACCAATTTGCGTGTAACAGTTGGTGTTAAATCTTTATTGCAACAAGCCGAGAATGGTGATACTAATCCAACTTCTGTTGATTTACAAATTCGAGTAGGCGATCGTGTTTACTCACACAACTTTACAGGTAAATATTCAGCAGGTGGCTATGCTGAAATGATTGAGATTGACAATTTACCGCCAGTTCCATTCAATTTAACCGTTGAGCGTGTAACGCCTGATAGTACCTCGCAACGTTTGCAAAATGCAACTGTGTGGGCAAGTTATACTGAAATTATAGATGACGGTTACGCCTATCCAAATACTGCGTTAATGGCTATGAGCATTGATAGTGAGTATTTTCAATCTCAACCACAACGCAATTTTTTAATTCGTGGCTTAATCGTAGATGTGCCTGATATTTACGATCCAATCAAACGGACTTATTCATCAACCTTTTGGAATGGGGCATTTAAGCGAGCGTGGACGAATAATCCAGTATGGATTTGGTATGCCCTCGTAACAAATAAACGATTTGGTTTAGGTAAAAGCCTTGCTGAGTTCAACGTAGATAAATTCCAACTTTTTGCAATCGCTAAATATTGTGATGA